CATCGTGCGGCATATTGAGTACATATCAGACGCCGACGTGGCTTACGACACGGCTTGCGAAAACCAAGTGACCTTTGGAGAAGGCTATATCCGTCTGGTGACGGAGTATTGCGACCCCGACAGCTTCGATCAAGACATTAAGATCATGCGGGTGCGTAATGCGTTCTCGGTTTACATGGATCCCACCATTCAAGACCCGTGCGGCTCAGATGCCAAGTGGTGCTTGATTACGGAAGACCTGCTCAAAGAAGACTATGAGCGCATGTACCCCGACGCCATGCCGGTGTCGTCAATCCAAGCGCAAGGTGTAGGCGATCAAGCCATTTCGCAATGGCTGGCCGAAGACACCATACGGATCGCTGAGTATTTCTACCTAGAAGAAGAACGGGCCACATTGAACTTGTACCCCGGCAACGTGACCGCCTACGCAGGCAGTCGTGAGGCCAAGGGCTTAGAAGAAATGGGCCTGATCCCCGTTCGTAAGCGCGATACCGTCAAGAAGAAGGTCAAGTGGGTCAAGACCAACGGCTACGAGGTCTTGGAAGAGCAAGACTGGGCAGGCAAATACATTCCTGTTATCCGTGTGGTGGGCAACGAGTTTGAAGTCGAGGGTCGCATGTACCTCTCGGGCCTTGTGCGTAACGCCAAGGACGCCCAGCGCATGTATAACTACTGGGTCAGCCAAGAAACCGAGATGCTGGCCTTGGCGCCTAAAGCACCCTTTATTGGCTACGGTGGTCAGTTTGAAGGCTACGAGTACCAATGGAAGACGGCCAACACGAACAATTGGCCGTATCTTGAGGTTAACCCCGACGTAACCGACGGTCAGGGCAATATGCTGCCCTTGCCGCAACGTGCGCCCCCACCGTTGGCTCAGACGGGTCTGATTCAGGCCAAGATGGGCGCCTCAGACGACATTAAGGCCACAACCGGCCAATACGACTCAAGCCTGGGGCAAACCAGCAACGAGCGCTCAGGCAGGGCCATTATTGCCCGTGAGCGTCAGGCTGACACCGGCACCTTCCACTACGTTGACAATCTGGCTCGGGCCATTCGCTACACCACCCGACAGCTCGTTGACCTGATTCCTAAGATTTACGACACTCAGCGCATTGCCCGCATTATTGGCGTGGACGGTCAGGCCGATATGGTCAAGATCGACCCCACGCAGCCGGAAGCTGTGCGTGAGATTCGTGATGAAAACGATATTGTGATCGACAAAATCTACAACCCCACTGTGGGTAAGTACGATGTTGTCGTGACCACCGGCCCAGGCTACCTGTCGCAACGGCAAGAAGCGATGGACGCAATGGCCCAGATTCTCCAAGGCAACCCGTCTCTGTGGGCTGTGGCAGGCGACCTGTTCGTGAAGAACATGGACTGGCCGGGAGCGCAAGAGATGGCCGAGCGCCTTAAGAAGTCGCTTGATCCGAAGCTCTTGGCTGAAACCGACGAAGACCCAGCCTTGCAGGCCGCAAACCAGCAGATGCAGGCGATGGCCGCTGAGATGGAGCAAATGTACGGTATGATCCAGAACGTCGGTCGGTCGATGGAAGCTCAGGAGTTGCAGATCAAAGAGTACGAAGCTGAAACCAAGCGAATTAGCGCACTGTCGGGCGGCATGATGCCTGAGCAGGTGCAAGAGCTGGTTATCAACACGATCCGTGACGTGATGAACATGGGTTCAATGATGGGGCCAATGCCTCAGCTACCCCAACAACCACCCATGCAGCCTGAGATGATGCCGCCTGAAATGGGCGCCGTTCCACCTGAAGCCTTACCTCCTGGGGGTCAACTATGAGCTGTGAAGCCTTTTTAGGCCATTTATTTTTGGCACGGGATGTTAGCCATTCAGTGCATCTAAACACCCGTAGCTACGCCAAACATAAAGCGCTTAATAAATTTTACGAAGGCATTGTCAGTGCCGCCGATGACTTTGCAGAAGCCTACCAAGGCAGATATGGTTTAATTGGCCCTGTGGTACTGCAATCAGCCGATAAAACGAACAACATCATCGACTTTTTAGAAGATTCGCTTAAAAAAGTCGAAGAAATGCGGTATAAGGTAGTTGAAAAAGAAGACGCCGCCATTCAAAATCTTATTGATAGCATTGTGGTGCTTTATTTGAGCACCCTTTATAAGCTCAAATTCTTGGCGTAAGGAGCCAATATGGAACTGCTAAACCCCCTAAACGACTCCCTGTTTCCTGGCCGCACTGTGTCTTACACCGACACAGCAGGCTCGACCGATGCATGGGAGCCGGGGCCGCAAGGCGTGATGGTCTGGTCAACAACCCCCTGCTACGTTGTAGTGGGTGAAGGCGTAACGGCCACCACTGCCAGCACACCGATCCCCGCATTTACGCCCATTCCGTTCATTGTGCCGCAAGGTGCAGGCGGTCAGTGGCGCGTAAGTGCGATCCGAGTCTCCGACAACGGTGCGATTTACTGTCGCCCAGTTAACATTCGATGAGCTTTGGTGTCGGACTTCGGAACGCAGTAGCCATTGGGCTAGGCGGCATCATTTCGCTGTTTTCCGGCGATTTTGATGAAGACATTACGGCAAACAACCTTGAAACGGAGTCTGGAGCTAATTTAGTTCAAGAAAACGGCGACTTTATCCTATTGGAGTAAAAACATGGCTGACTTAAAGATTTCCCAACTACCTGCCGCTACCACCCCGGTTGCGGGTACCGAGGTACTGCCCATTGTTCAGTCGGGAACGACGAGCAAGGTGGCAATTTCCGACCTGACCGCTGGCCGGTCGGTTGCGGCCTCTGACATTACCGTAACCACTGCGCTTGCCACGACGTTCGACACGAACGTGGCGGCTGCGGGCATGACAATGGCGGGAACCACGCTTGCGGCTGACGGCACGGATGCTGATATTACGATCAACATCACCCCCAAAGGCACAGGCGCGGTTGCTTTAGCCGATGCGATTCTCTCGCGGCCCACACTGAAAGACTACGCGGTTGAAGGCGTTGCAATCGGCAATGCCGGTGCAACTCGCACGTTTGACTTGACAGACGGCAATTTCTTCTCAGTCACGATTGACCAAGCAACAGTCTTTACGTTCAGCAATCCTCCCGCAAGCGGCGACTTTGGTTGCTTTGTGATGGAAGTCACAAACGGTTCGGCTTTTGTTATTACTTGGCCTGCTTCTGTGGATTGGCCCGGTGGAACGGCCCCTACGCTAACCGCCAGCGGCGTCGATCAATTGGTCTTCACGACGCGCGACGGCGGCACGACTTACTTTGGTTTTGTGGCTGGACTTGACATTAAATCGCCCTGATAAGGAACTGACATGGCAGACTTAACAGGAATGATGCAAGCGGCTGCGGGTGGAGCTGGCGGTGGTAGTCTTGGGAAATATATTGCAACAGGGTCAACAAGTGTTTCACCACATTTTGCGCTTTTAGACCACACCACCCCTGGAACAGTAACTTTAGCCGCAACGTATGTAACAGGAACTCAAGTAAACGCAATAAAGTTTAGCCCAGACGGTAATTACATAGCCTTTGGTTCGCAGGCAACTCCATACTTTACTCTTTTAGACCATACTACACCTGGAACCGTATCTTTAGCTACTACATACGCCGCTGGGCAGCGCATAAATGATGTTGCTTTTAGCCCAGATGGTGACTACATATTAGGCGTTGGGGCCGGGTATCCTTCTATACCTACAATTCGGCTATTCGACCATACTACACCGGGGACAGTCACTTTAGCGACCACTTATTCTCCAGGGGAAGACTGTTTTGGGTGTGCGTTTGATCCTACTGGCGTTTACGTTGCTGTAGGCGTTAACACAGCCACTAAACAAGTTGTGTTGCTAGATCATTCAACGCCGGGAACACTAACATTTACTACAAACTATCTTATGCCCGGTACTCCTTTTAAAATGTCTTTTTCGCCTGGAGGCGACTATCTCGCGATTGGACATTCTCTAGGTGATTTTTTTACTGTTTTAGACCACACCACTCCAGGAACGCTTACTTTAGCAAGTACATACGCGCTCCCCTCTACAGGAAACGCAGCTAGGTTTAGTACAGACGGTAGTTACATTGCAACAGCAGGTAACAGTTCTCCTAGCGTACATGTTTTTAGCCAAACCGCTGGGGTTGTAACTTTAGTATCTACGTACAACCCTCCAGGAAATGCCAATGACATTTCTTTTAACGGATCTGATGATTATATTGCAGTAGTACACACGACTACCCCGTATTTTACGTTACTAAATCATAGTGCAGGCGCAGTTTCACTAGCGGCTACCTACGCTATAACTAATCAAGGTAAAGCTGTTGCTTTCAGTCCTAACTAATATGCAAACAGCCATTTACACCATTGCTAAAAACGAAGCCCATAATGTTGCGGCGTTTATGAAGGCCGCTGACGGTGCGCCTGTTTATGTTCTTGACACAGGCTCAACGGACGATACGGTTGCGTTATTGAAAAAACATGGTGCGAATGTCGAGCAACAAGTCATTACGCCTTGGCGGTTTGACACGGCCCGCAATACCGCACTTGAGATGGTGCCAAGTAACACCGATGTTTGCGTTTCGTTAGATATGGACGAGGTGATTGAACAGGGCTGGCAAATCAAGCTAAAAGAGCAGTGGCGCGGCAACATAGGTAACTACAGATACATTGCTGATTGGAAAGACGAAGCCAAGACGATCCCTGCGGTTATCGCCCCAAGAACCCGGCTTCACGCAAGACAGGGTTTTGAATGGCATCGCAAGATTCACGAAGTTATTCGCCCATTACCTGACGTAGCGATAGACAGTTGCGATACCGACATCTGGGTGCGGCATTATCAAGACGGCAAACAGAGACACTACAGCGGTGCGTTAGACGAGTTAATTGCTGAAAACCCTAATGATCTTGATGCTAGACTGCAACGAGCAGGCGAGATGTTCCAAAAGAAGGAATGGGCCAAGGCTCTTGCTGACTACACTTACTATGTTCGCGTGTTAGCAGACGACCAACGACCCGTATTGCGGCATCGCAAGGCAACAAGCTGGATTGCAATGGCCTACTGCTACCATCATCTTGGCAACAACGACATGGCCTACCGTTCATTTATTTATGCGGCGGCTGAAGAACCTGGGTGTCGTGAGGCATGGGGCAATCTCGCTCATATTGCTTCTCAGATGGGCAATGTTCCGCTGGCTTACGGTGCAGCGATGACTGCTTGGAGCATTAAGGAGCCACCTTACTTTGCGGCGACTGATGCGTTTATGTGGGGGGATTTTCCTAAAACATTGGCTGACAATATGTTTGCCAAACTTATCAAAGGAGCTTAAATGGCTGTTGTATTCGGAGATAAAACAACCGATGATGGTTGGCTGCGTGTCACTTGCATCCAGTGGCAGATGGATTCGCATGAGAACGGTTATTCAGTCGATGCAAAAAATGTTCCTGAGTATCCAACAATGCCCCGTGGTAAAGCGGCGGTTCAGATGTACCACCCCGAGCGCAACGAATGGCGGTTTGACGAAATGGACGTGCCATTGACAAAAGAACAGATCATGGAAGAATTAGTAGAAGCAATTCGCGATTTAACTCAAGTCATAAGGAGTAAGTAATGTACGCCAAACTTAACAACGGGCAGGTCGAGAAATACCCATACACAATCGGCCAGCTTCGGAAAGATCATCACAATGTCTCCTTTCCCAAGGCAATGACAGACGATGTTTTGGCCCAATTTAATATGGTCAAGGTCGCCCCTACCGAGCGCCCTGCTGAAGACCACACTAAGAATTTCACTGTGACCGCTGCTCAAGTCGGCGGTGCATGGGTTGAAAAGTGGGTGTCCACCAACGCCACGCAAGACGAGATTACTCAGCGCACAACTGATAAGGCCGCGCAGGTTCGTGCCGAGCGTGACGCATTGTTAGCGGCCACTGACTATACGCAACTTGCGGATGCTCCTGTTGACGCAACTGCATGGGCCACCTACCGTGAAGCGCTTCGCAACTTGCCCACCCGTTCAGGCTTTCCTTGGACGATGACATGGCCCACTAAGCCGGAGTAATCATGGCAGCAATGCTCACCCCCTCACCGAAGGTTCAGTTTTTTGAATCCAACGGTGAACCATTAGTCGGCGGCAAGCTCTACACCTATGCCGCAGGCACCTCGTCGCCCTTGGCGACCTACACCGATTCGACAGGCAACACGGCCAATGCGAACCCGGTCATTCTTGACTCGCGTGGCGAAGCAAACGTCTGGCTCGGGCCTTCTCGGTACAAATGGGTGCTTTACGATGCCGACGACGTGCTTATTTGGTCGGTTGACGGCATTGGAACCTCGTTTGCGGCCCAAAGCACAGCGATTGTTGCCACAGGCGGTCAGACCATCGTAACGGTGCCTGAATATGGCCTTGGTGGGTAC